TGTTTTTCTAGAGAATATGGTATACACTCAATATGCAAAACACCCCCCATGCTTTTTGGGTCCTATGTCGACTGAAAAAATAGTTCACGAAATTGCCAGAAGCGTGTATGAAATGTCGGTGAAGGAGTTTTCCGAAAAGCTGCATGAGTTAGGGTATACTTTTGTATTGAAGGATTTGGTAAAGAAAGTGGTAGTAGACGAACTACACAAAGCAAACGATGACGATAAAAATAAAAGCTGACAACGAACACCCAATACCTGAACGCATGAATATGGAAAAAGCGCCGACTCCAATGGAAGAGTTAGAGGTAGCAGAGAATACGGCAAAGCTTATGAAAGAGCACGCCGAGCCAATAGACATCACAAAAGAAGACAAGAAAGAAGCGGAGAAGTTATTCAAGAACTTTCAGAAGGGTGTTACCCCAGGGTCGCTTACGCAACCAGCCGTCATATTAGCCCTTTCGGGCTACGTCCAGCAATACTCGAACTCTATAGTATCTGATGCTGCGGAGACTAGGAACCTTATACATAATAGGCTGCTTGAGATATCAAGCTGTGGAGATCCGAAGCACGAGCTAAAAGCGTTAGAGTTACTGGGTAAGATGTCAGATGTAGGAGCGTTTACAGAAAAGTCAGAGATTACAGTAGCGCACAAATCTGCAGATGCCCTGCAGGGATTAATAAAAGAGAAGATAAGTAGGCTGATAGAATTAGAAGTTCAAGATGTAGAGGATATAACCGATTCACTTGATGAGGAGCTAGATGCAATCAACAACGGAGAAGAGACCGACGACGAAGGAACTCCAGGATCTGTTGAACAAACTACCGAATCTACCTGAGCCGCAGTTACAGGATTTATATAAGACACTCATTGAACACGAGCACGCTGTTCAGAAAGAGGGGGCGGAGACAGACTTTTTAGAGTTTGTGAAAAGGGTATGGCCGAACTTTATATACGGTCCCCATCATAGGAGAATGGCTAGAGCTTTTGAGAAAGTCGCCAACGGAGAAATAAAACGCTTGATTGTAAACATGCCTCCACGACATACTAAGAGTGAATTTGCTAGTTATTTATTACCAGCATGGTTTTTAGGAAGGTTCCCTGAGAGAAAAGTAATCCAAACCTCGCATACAGCAGAACTTGCGGTTGGTTTTGGTAGAAAGGTGCGAAATCTTGTTGATTCTGAACTCTATAAAGAAGTATTTCCAGACGTTGGACTTCAGGTTGACTCAAAGGCGGCTGGGCGTTGGGCTACCAACAAGGGAGGAGACTACTTTGCTATCGGTGTTGGAGGTGCTGTTACGGGTAAAGGTGCGGATGTGCTCATTATTGACGACCCTCATTCGGAACAAGAAGCGACATTAGCCGAAACAAGCCCAGAAATCTACGATAAAACCTACGAATGGTACACATCTGGACCAAGACAGCGTTTGCAACCGGGTGGGGCCATAGTAGTTGTGATGACAAGGTGGTCAAAACGTGACCTAACAGGGCAAATACTTAAAAATTCTGTGCAAAGATCGGGAGAAGACTGGGAATTGATAGAATTTCCCGCTATTTTGCCTAGTGGCAACCCACTTTGGCCCCAGTTTTGGCCTATTGAAGAGCTAGAAGTCCTAAAAAACGAGCTACCCAACCCAAAATGGATGGCTCAGTACCAACAAAACCCCACATCAGAGGCATCGGCCATAGTAAAACGGGAATGGTGGCAGATTTGGGAGGAAGAAAACCCTCCTGCTTGTGATTTTGTACTAATGTCGTGGGATACAGCGTTTGAAAAAACACAAAGAGCCGACTATTCTGCATGTACTACCTGGGGTGTGTTTTATAAAGACGGACCTGACGGCATACCACAGGCAAATATTATTTTACTTAACGCATTTAGAGATAGGATGGAGTTTCCAGAACTAAAAAGGGAAGCGATTAGTCAATATAGGTCTTGGGAACCTGATTCTGTTATCATAGAGAAAAAAGCATCAGGCGCTCCGTTAATATATGAAATGAGAGCGATGGGTATTCCTGTGCAAGAATTTACTCCTAGCCGTGGTAATGATAAAATTTCTAGATTAAATTCTGTTTCCGATTTGTTTGCATCAGGATTGGTATGGGTGCCCAATTTACGTTGGGCGGAAGAGGTTGTAGAGGAAGTTGCAAGCTTTCCTGCAGGAGAACACGACGATTATGTGGATAGCACATCACTGGCGTTAATGAGATTTAGAAAGGGTGGGTATGTAAGAACTCCTCTAGATGAGGAAGACACACCGAATTACCGAGGGCGAAGAGAGCCTTACTATTAAGGATAAGATATGGCAATTAATAATATAGACAAACCAATGGAACCTACCGACTTGACGCAAGCTATGGGAGAATCTGCTATAGAGATAGAAATCGAGGACCCAGAAAAAGTTACAGTTGGTATTGGGGGTATGGAGATTGAGATAGACCCAGACGCAGAAAGTTCTGATGATTTTAACGCAAACTTAGCTGAGGATATGGATGAAGCTGAGTTAGAAGAAATATCCACTAATCTCATTGGAGATTTTCAAGAAGACTTAGCTAGTAGAAAAGACTGGATGCAGACATATGTAGATGGCCTTGACTTGCTGGGTTTAAAGTTAGAAGAAAGAACTGAACCTTGGCCCGGAGCTTGTGGTGTGCACCATCCACTATTAACAGAAGCGCTTGTGAAGTTTCAATCAGAAACAATTATGGAGACATTTCCAGCACAGGGGCCTGTTAAGACACAGATAATAGGTGAAGATACTAGAGAGAAGAAAGAAGCAGCCAATAGAGTAAAAGCTGATATGAATTACCAGCTAACTGAGAAAATGGTTGAGTACCGACCAGAGCATGAAAGAATGCTTTGGGGTTTAGGTTTGTCTGGCAACGCATTCAAGAAAATATATTATGACCCAAATCTAGAGAGACAGGTATCTATATTTGTACCTGCTGAAGATATAGTTGTGCCTTATGGGGCATCTGATTTAGAGACAGCAGAGCGGGTAACTCACGTGATGCGTAAGACACCAAATGATTTAAAAAAATTACAGGTATCTGGATTTTATAGAGATATTGAGTTAGAAGAACCAACAGATTATTTAGATGAAGTAGAGAAAAAAATCGCAGAAAAAATGGGATTCTCTGCTTCTCATGATGACCGATACAAAATCTTAGAGATGCACGTAAATTTAGACTTGCCGGGATATGAAGACAAAGACAAAGATGGAAAGACAACAGGCATAGCTCTACCATACGTTGTGACTCTTGAGAAAGGCACAGGCACTATTCTTTCTATACGGAGAAACTATCAACCTGAAGATAGTTTGAAAGCTAAAAGAAACCATTTTGTACATTACGGTTACGTTCCAGGGTTTGGGTTTTACTGCTTTGGTTTAATCCATCTTATAGGCGCTTTTGCTAAATCAGGCACTTCTTTAATAAGACAGCTTGTAGACGCAGGTACATTATCTAATTTACCCGGTGGATTTAAAACTAAGGGTTTACGAGTAAAAGGTGATGATACACCAATTAGCCCTGCAGAGTTTAGAGATGTAGATGTGCCAAGTGGTTCAATAAAAGACAATATCATGCCCCTGCCGTACAAAGAACCTAGCAACGTTCTTTATAGTTTATTAGGGACTATCGTTGACGAGGGTAGAAGGTTTGCTAGTGCAGCAGATTTAAAGATTGCAGATATGTCTGCAAACAGTCCAGTAGGAACAACCCTAGCTATATTAGAAAGAACTTTAAAAGTCATGTCTGCTGTACAGGCCAGAGTTCACTATTCTATGAGGCAGGAGTTTAAGTTACTCAAGAATATAATAAGGGACTACACACCGGACAAATATAATTACACACCGGAAAGCGCTTCGCCAATGGTAAAGCAGTCAGATTATGACATGGTAGAAGTTTTGCCTGTATCTGACCCTAACTCTTCAACAATGGCTCAAAAGGTAGTGCAGTATCAGGCAGTCATGCAAATGGCACAGGCTGCACCTCAGATATACAACCTTCCAAAACTACACAGGCAAATGTTAGATGTAATGGGTATAAAAGATGCTGCAAAGCTTGTGCCGTTGGAAGACGATGAGAAGCCAAAAGATCCAGTATCAGAGAATATGAACGCATTGAAAGTTAAGCCTCTCAAGGCGTTTTTGTATCAAGACCATGATGCACATATACTCGCCCACACTACATTTTTAAATGATCCAACCATGGCACAGATTATTGGACAAAACCCACAAGCTAGAGCAATAGCCGCAGCTTTACAGGCACACATCGCAGAGCATTATGGGTTTAAGTACCGAGTTCAGATTGAGCAGCAACTTGGTGCGCCATTACCAAAACCAGACGCAGAGATACCAGAAGAGTACGAAACCCAAATATCTCGCTTGGTGGCTCAGGCTGCACAGCAACTATCGCAGAACAACTTGGTTGCTGCAGCGCAAAAGAAAGCTCAACAACAGGCGCAAGATCCTATTATTCAAATGCAGCAACAAGAATTACAGATCAAAGCTCAAGAACTTCAAAGAAAAGCTCAAAAAGACCAAGCAGATACAGCTATCAAACAGGCTCAGGTTGCTGTGGAGCAAGAGCGCATCGCTTCTCAAGAACGTCAAGCACAGCTTAGTACATTGGCAAAAGCAGCTACAGATGATGCCAAACTAGAAGAAAAACAATCTAGCCAAGTTATAAAAGCTATGTTGGACGAGCAGAAAGAGGAGAATAAAGCAGATAATGCAATAGCACAGTCATTATTACAACAAGCTATGAACCAACCTGACGAGCCAGAGGAGAAACAGTGATGGATGATGAACTAGAAATGCTGTTAGAGCAAATGGAAAACGAGATAGAGGAGATAAAACAAAATATGGCTGACGGGTCAGCTAAGTCTTACGAAGAATATAAAAAGTTTTGCGGAATGGTTAAAGGTCTTACCGTCGCAATTAATTACATAATAGACCTACAAGAGAGAAGAGGTGGATACGAGGATGACGACTGAAAATGAGGAGAAAGCTAAACAACTACCAGAACCTTCTGGGTACCACATATTATGTACGGTGCCTGATGCCGAAGAAAAATATGATAGCGGTTTAATAAAAGCTGATACCACAAAGCATTTTGAGGAAGTTCTTAGCACTGTATTTTTTATAGTTAAACTTGGCCCTGATTGTTATAAAGACAAAGATAGATTCCCAAGTGGGCCTTGGTGTAAGGAAGGGGATTTTATTTTAGCCCGACCGAACTCAGGCACTAGATTAAAAATACATGGCAAAGAATTTCGTTTAATTAACGACGACAGCGTGGAGGCAGTAGTGCAAGATCCACGAGGCATATCACGAGCATAGGAGATAAAAGATGGCTGAAGAGCAAAACTTACCTAACGAAGAGGATGTTAAGAAACCTGAAGCTGAGGTGAAAGAGGTGGAACAAAAAGCATCTGATATTGAAGTAGAAATTGAAGATGATACTCCTGAACCAGACCAGAACAGGAAGAACCTCCCTAAAGAGTTAGTCGAAAGATTAGATTCCGATGAACTGACTGAGTACGACGACAAAGTAAAAGATAAGATCTACCAGCTTAAAAAAGTCTGGCATGACGAGCGTCGTGAAAAAGAGCGGATAGCAAGAGAGAATCAAGAAGCTATAAAAGCTGCTCAAAAATTAATGGCAGAAAACAAAAAACTGAAAAGCCAGTTTGCAAGCACCGCGCAAAACGAAGTTAATTTAGAATTAGAAGCTGCTAAAAAACAATACAAAGATGCCTATGAGTTAGGAGATAGTGAAAAGGTTTTAGAAGCACAACAAAAACTTAATGAGGTTAATTTTAAAGCGCAAAGAATAAAATCTTTACAAACCCCTAAAAATAGTGTAAAAGAGAAAGAATATAAAGCACCCGCTGCTCTGCCGCCTGACGCAAAGGCTTTAGAATGGCAGAAGAAGAATGATTGGTTCGGAAAAGACGATGAAATGACGAGCCTTGCGTTAGGGTTGCATGAGAAGCTGGTTAAACAAAACGGTCCAGCTTATGCTACGACGGACGAGTATTATAATCGCATTAATGAAACAATGCGTAAACGGTTTCCAGAACATTTCGACACCGATTCTGACGACGCCGAAGTAGAAACGAAAGAAACTACTAAAGCAAAACCTGCGGCAGTTGTTGCTCCAGTAACACGAACAACTTCTTCAAAGAAAATACGACTGACAACGTCACAAGTAAATTTAGCGAAAAAGTTAGGGTTGTCACCAGAGCAGTATGCTAAAGAAATGATTAGATTGGAGAATAGAAATGGCTGAAAAACGTACAAACAGACAATACGAAGACAGAGCTTCACAAGAGAGACCAAAAGCTTGGGCACCCCCAACTGCTAAACCTGAACCAAATAAACAACCGGGATGGGTTTACTTTTGGAAACGCACGGCTACTTTAAACGAGCCAGACCCAAGAAATATTTCTATGGCTTTTAGAGAAGGATGGGAACCAGTTAAGGCAGAGGAACAACCTCATATGAAACACTTATCTGATCACAATTCTAAGTTTAAAGGTTGTATAGAAATAGGCGGTCTTTTACTTTGTAAAGCTCCAGAAGAACTTATAAACCAGCGTAATGAATATTATTTAAATCAGGCCAACCAACAAATGCAGTCTGTAGATAATAATCTTATGCGAGAAAGCGATCCAAGAGCGCCTATATTTAAGGAACACAAATCCTCGGTGTCTTTTGGAAAAGGTAAATAATTTTTAATTGGAGAAATTAGATGGCAACCACAGCTTCATTTAATGGGTTAGTTCCAGTCAATATGATTGGCGGTTCTCCCAACAATGGCGGAGCTAGAAGAGAGTACATTGTTGCTGCTAACAACAGCGCCGCTATGTTTAATGGTGACATCATTGAGTTATCTACGGCAGGATTACCTGCTGCTAGAACTGCAACTCCTACTGCTATAAAAATACCGTCTACTGCTGCTGATGCTACGGCAGGTGTAATGGGCGTATTTGCAGGTTGTAGGTATGTTGATGCTAATGGTGTTCAGCAATTCGCCCAGTATCTACCAGCTAATGCAACAACTGCTGGCTTTACTGATATTAATATCTTTGTTAATGATGACCCACGTCAGTTGTACAGAGTTGTTGGAAGTGCTGCTTTAGGTACATTCAACAGTGGTACAGACGGATCAGGATTCCCTGGAGCTATCGGCATGAACGCAGCTTTAGGTAACTTCTCTTCTGGAAGTACAGCGACTGGTAATTCAGGTGTAAACCTTGTTGTAGGTTCTAACGGTGGTTCTTTAGCCGCTACTTCTACTTTAGCGATGAGAATTGTTGACGTAGTTAGAGGGACCGAAAACGATGACTATCCTGAGTTTATCGTTAAGTTTAACGTTGGCGTACATTCGTATGACAACTCACTAGGTCTAGCATAAGGAGATTTTTAAATGGCGATTTCAAGATCACAATTACTAAAAGAACTCCTTCCGGGCTTGAATGCTTTATTTGGCTTAGAGTATGCCAAGTATGGTGAAGAGCATAAGGAGATCTATGAGACGGAAACTTCTGAGCGTTCGTTTGAAGAAGAAACAAAGCTTTCCGGCTTTGGTGCAGCCCCAGTAAAATCTGAAGGTGCTGCTGTCGAATACGATAACGCACAAGAGGCATTTACGGCTCGCTATACGCACGAAACTGTTGCTATGGGCTTTGCAATAACAGAAGAGGCTTCTGAAGATAATCTTTATGATAGTCTCGGTGCTCGTTATACAAAGGCTTTGGCTCGTGCTATGGCTTACACAAAACAGGTTAAGGCAGCTTCAGTTCTTAACAAAGGCTTTACTGGAACAGGTAATCCTACCTATGGTGACGGAAAAGTATTGTTTGCAACTGACCACCCATTAGTTTCTGGTGGAACAAACAGCAACCGCTTTACAACAGGCTCAGATTTAAATGAAACATCTCTTGAAGATGCGGTAATTCAGATTGCAGCTTGGACAGATGAGCGTGGTTTGTTAATTGCAGCTAAACCAAGAAAGCTAATTATCCCTCCTGCGCTTCAGTTCGTGGCAACACGTATACTAGAGTCTCAGCAGAGAGTAGGAACAGCAGATAATGATATCAATGCTATTATGACAACTGGAGCTATTCCAGAAGGTTATACAGTTAATCACTATTTGACTGATAACAATGCTTTCTTCTTAACAACTGATGTACCTAATGGATTGAAGCATTTTGTCCGTACGCCTATGGCGACTTCTATGGACGGTGACTTTGATACAGGTAACGTACGTTACAAAGCTCGTGAGCGTTATTCATTTGGCGTTTCCGATCCTTTGGGAATGTTCGGTTCACCCGGAGCATCATAAATCAGGGAGGGGCCTTGTGCCCCTTTCCCCTTTCTAGGGTTTATATTCACACTTAACTGACCTAGCAGACGTAGTAGAGAAAGTGTGAGGATGTGCTACTACACAGGAGATATAAATGGGTACAACAACCTTTTCTGGTCCAGTTAAGGCCGGAACAATCAAAGACACAACAGGCACAACTGTAGGAACTGACGTAACAAACGTAGGCTCAGTTGTAATGGCTCAATCAGCAGTAATTGATATCATAGGCGCAGATTCAAACGACCAAGTTTGTGCAACTGTTCCTGCAAACTCGCAAATCGTAGATGTTATTTTAAACGTAACTACGGTGTCGAATGATTCAGGCACGGCAGTAGTTAATGTGGGTACTTCCGCTGATCCAGACGCTTTTCTAAACGACGTTAATGTTAAAGCATTAGCAACCACTCATGGTACGCTAGACGCAGAAGCCACTGATGTTGGCTCAACCGACATACAAGTTCTAGCCGATTTTGATGGTCAAAACGGAGATGGCGATGCTGGTGCAGCCACGGTAACTGTTTTATATATTCAAAACAATAATCTTTCATAACCGATTCTTAAAGGAGTAAGACATGAGTTTTGCATCTGACGTAAAAGCTCTTACTACAAAGGATACGGGTCAAAAGATTAGTGGTAGAACCAGAATACAAGGTATTCAGTATGTGCATAACGCTAGTGCTGATTTAACTCTTAGTAATGGAGCAACCTCTACAGGCACAACTTTATTACAGTTAACATCACACAGCGCATTAGGCACGGAGGATGTCTTCATACCTGATAACGGTATATTGTTTGATTCTGGTATGCACCTAACCAATAGTAATACTGCAGCAATTACTAGTATTACCGTATTCTATGTAGGTGGTGGCGAGACCTAATAATGGCAGAAAAAAAGAAACGTAAGGGAATGGGGATTAGAACCTCTGTGAAGTCGGGTAATTTTCGCCCGACTAAGCAAGGTGCAGGTATGACTAAAAAAGGTGTAGCTGCATATCGCAGAGCTAACCCCGGTTCCAAACTTCAAACTGCTGTTACAGGTAAAGTTAAAAAAGGTTCTAAAGACGCAAAAAGGCGCAAGTCGTTCTGCGCTCGTTCTGCAGGACAAATGAAACAATTCCCCAAAGCAGCAAAAGATCCTAATAGCCGTTTACGGCAAGCTAGAAGAAGGTGGAAGTGTTAATGGAAAAAGAAGATATACAGAGAGTCTTTGGTAAAGACATAAACAGCAAAGTTGCCGTTCAAGGTAATGAGATAAAACATATGCAGCAAGATATGGATGACATGAAAGCTGACATAGAAGAAATAAAAAAGTCTTTAGTTGAAATCCATGCCGTATTATCAGAGGCTAAGGGTGGTTGGAAAACATTGATGTGGGCAGCAGGTGCAGGTAGCGCCGTGACTGCTTTTATTATTGCAATACAGCAAATATTCTGGGGGAAGTAAATGGCTAAGAAAAAAACCACCATGACTAATCAGACTAAAAAAAGAAAGAAAAAAGAAGATAAAATTATGTCTACAAAGGACGCGTTAAGGTCTAGGGGAAATATTGTTGGTGGTGGAGGCGGTGGTCTCTCTATGAAAGCCCAATTGGAAGGCAACTTACCAGGTAAAAAGAAATATAAAAGCGGTGGTATGGTCAAAAAAAGCCGTGATGGTATTGCAAAAAGGGGTAAAACAAAAGGAAGGTTTATATAGTGGCTGAGAAAAATAAAAAATTAAAAAGAGTTAGACAAATAATGCAAGAAGCGGATAAAAAGAAGGGTAATGTAACTTCTGCTGCGTCTGGGCTTTTAAAAGGTGCTCTTGGTTCAATTATTGGCTTACCAATGACTGGTAAAAAAGGTGAGTCTGCGGAAGAGCGTAGAATACGCATGAGAGATCAGGCAACTGATGCTACAGCTAAAAAAATGCGAAGAATGATTGATGAGGAAACTAAAAAGAAACGAAAAGGTATACAAACAGATGCTATTAAAATAAAAGCTGCTAGAAAAGGCGGTTTAATAAAAGTTAGACGAGGTGATGGTATAGCTAGAAAAGGTAAAACAAAAGGACGTATAATTTAAAAAGGGGGTTTAGGGTGGCGTATTTAATTAGCAACATTCCATATACAAAAGTTTGGATTAGGAAAGAGTTTACACATGGACATCAAAAATATCACGGGGAGTTCATACATGGTTTGGCAGTCGCAGTCACAACAATGCCAGACCGATGTCTCAGTTTCCAAATCATATTTACAGGATGTGAAGAGGAAGAAGGCGAAAGTAATCCGCACGGAGGTGCCATGTGGGCAAGGATGCCCATCACAGCTTTATGTGGGGACATCCCAATGGATGAGTGGCCTGAAAGAATGGAAACCCACCTCGCACAGCCGTGGGACTGTCCATCACACCACCACTCCATTGTGTCCCTTGACAGGTGTAAGCCTAGCCCATGGTTATGTAAGATCGCCGGGGAGTTTCATACATCGAGATATCTCTTCACTGTGGATTACACCGAAAGCGAAATCGCAGACTGTCCAGCCCAGCACAAGCAGAGTCACGTTATGGTGTTGACAGACGGACCTTGGAAGGGCAACATGGTTGCATTACCTAATAACAGAGTCAGAGTTACAAGCCCTGCTCTTTGGGTTACAGGTGAAGGCGCACCTGATTTCAGACCCAGCCAACATACGCATTGTGCGGAACAAGACGATTCGTACATGGACCCAGAAACTACTTTTAATAATTTATATCATGACAATAGCGAGGACTCAAATGAATAAACAATTGAAAAGCGTACCTTCAGGCAACAAAGGCTTAAAAAAACTACCCACAGCAGTGAGAAATAAAATGGGTTTTATGGCTAAAGGAGGAGCAGTAATGAAAGCAAAAGGCGGTGCAGTAATGGCTAAAGGGGGCGCAGTTAAAATGCGTGGCGGTGGTATGACGGCTAAAGGAATGGCTAAAGGCGGAGCAGTAATGGCTAAAGGCGGAGCAGTTAAAATGCGTGGCGGTGGTATGGCTTCTAAAGGTTATTCTATTGGCGGCGCAATAGACGAAATAAAGAAAAAGAAAACCGCTAAAGGGATGGCTAAAGGCGGTGCAGTCAAAATGCGTGGCGGTGGTATGGCTTCTAAAGGTGGTACAAAGGGGGGCGTTACTGGCGGTAAAATGGCTAGAAAACGTGATGGTATTGCAAAAAGAGGAAAGACGAGGGCTTAATGGCAGCTAAGAAAAAGACTACTAAGAAAAAATCAGGTTCTAAACCTACAAACCCAGCTTTGTACGCTAGAGTAAAAGCAGAGACAAAACGTAAATTTGATGTTTATCCATCAGCTTACGCTAATGCTTATTTAGTCAAAACGTACAAAAAAAGAGGAGGAGGCTACTCATAATGTCTCTCAAAGAATGGTTTGGTAAAGGTAAAAAAGGCGACTGGGTTGATATAGGTGCGCCTAAAAAGAAAGGTAAATACCAAGCCTGTGGACGCAAGTCTGCAAAAGGAGACAGTAAGCGAGCATATCCAAAATGTGTGCCTAGGTCAAAAGCTAAATCTATGACTGCGGCGCAACGCAAGTCTGCTGTCCAGAGAAAAAGAGCAGCAGGTAATCCGGGTGGAAAACCCACAAACGTAAAAACCATTCTAAAAAAGAAAGGAAAAAAGTAATGGAAGCTATTATTAATACGTTTCAACAAGCTCAGAAGTATGGTATTGAGCAGACTAAAAGCGCTATAGATTTTCACGCTCGTGCTGCTAAAGCAGTAGTAGAACACTGCGAAACAAGCATAAAGTGGTGGGAAGATATATTCTCTAAAAAAGATAAGTAGTGTGGAGTAAAAAGTACAAGCGCTCTATTGACTGTAAAAATCCAAAAGGGTTTAGTCAAAGGGCGCATTGCCAAGGAAAAAAGAAACGTGCGGAAATCAAATCCAAGAATACCAAGAAAACCCGGTCAACCCGCAAGGTCTAAGAAACATTCTGATTTATATACGGATGAAAACCCTAAGGGTACAATAAAGGGATTAAAGTTTGCCACACGAGATGACGCAGTAAAAAGTGTAAGTAAGATTAGAAATAGTGATAGATCAAAGGCACACAAGATACAAGCTGCTATCGCTATGGAACAAAGAGCCAGAGTTATGGGTAAAAAAGATGCTGCTGGTGTTTACAGAAAATATATAAATAGTGTGAAAGCAAAGAAATAATGGCTACTACAGACACAACAAGTTTTAATTTAGACCTTAATGAATTAGCGGAAGAAGCATTTTCACGATGCGGAACCGAGATGCGTACTGGCTATGACCTTAAAACAGCCAGACGTTCTTTAAATTTATTAACTATTGATTGGGCTAACCGAGGTATAAACTTGTGGACCATAGAGGAGGGCACCATACCTTTGACCCAAGGCACTATTACATATGACCTACCTGTGGACACTATAGACTTGTTAGAGCATCAGGTAAGAACAGGTTCAGGCTCAAACCAACAGGATTTAACAATTAGCCGTATATCAGTTAGCACATACGCAACAATACCAAATAAAAATGCGACAGGCCGACCCATACAGATATTTATTGACAGGAAGTCTGGGGCTACAGATTCTTCCGGTGTTGTTCAAACTCCACAGGTAAAAGTATGGCCGACTCCAGATCGAAGTAATTTTTATACGCTTGTGTATTTTAGAATGAGAAGAATACAGGATGCAGGTAATGGTGTTAATACACCAGACATACCGTTTAGAATGTTGCCTTGTTTAGTATCAGGATTGGCATATTATCTTTCTCTAAAAATACCAGAAGCAACTGACAGAATACAAATGTTAAAACAAGATTATGAAGAGCAGTGGATGGTAGCTTCTAGTGAAGATAGAGAAAAAGCTCCGTTACGGTTAGCGCCGAGAGAGTTTTTATACTGACATGGGATCTAACTACGCAAGGGGCAAAAGAGCTATCGCAGAGTGCGATAGGTGTGGTTTTAGATATAAATTAAAAGAATTAAAACAGCTTACAATCAAGACAAAAAATGTTAATATTCTGGTATGCCCAGAGTGCTTTGAGCAGGATCAGCCACAATTACAACTTGGCATGTTTCCTGTTAACGACCCTCAAGCTCTGAGGAACCCACGACCAGATTTAACACGATTTGCAGAATCAGATTCCAGAAGTTATCAGTATGGGTTTGACCCTGTAGGTTTTAGTAATCCTTTTAATTTGGATCTAATAGATAATTTAGAAATAACTACAAGTGTAGGAACTGTTACGGTAACTACAAACTAGGAAAAGAATGAACTATAGCGAATTATTTGAAACTATAAAAGGTTATTGTGAGAACGATTTTCCTGACACGTCTTTTACAGATAGTGGCAGTGGCACTGTCACTCTTACAAGCACGGAGCAAATTAATACGTTCATAAAACAAGCTGAACAAAAAATACATAATTCAGTTCAAATATTAGATCTTAGAAAAAATGTCACGGGTAGTATGACTTTAGGAAATCAATATCTTACAGTGCCAACTGACTGGCTCGCTAACTTTTCTTTAGCAGTTATTGATTCTTCTGGTAATTATAGTTATCTATTAAATAAAGATGTTAACTTTATTCGTGAGGCTTTTCCTAACCCAACATCTACTGGGCAGCCTACACATTATGCTTTATTTGATCAAGGTTCTTATATATTAGGCCCGACCCCAGATGCTAACTATTCTACTGAATTGCATTATTTTTATTATCCAGAGTCTATTATAACTGCGAATACTTCTTGGTTAGGTGATAACTATGATTCTGTATTGTTGTATGGAGCTTTAATTGAAGCTCATATATTTATGAAAGGAGAAGCAGATAGCTATCAAAGTTATGTGCAAAGATATAATGAGTCTTTAGCTGGGCTTAAAATACTTAGTGAAGGTAAAAATCGTCAAGATATGTATAGAACTAAACAAATAAGGTTGGGGGTACAATGATTGGTAATAGCACATCAGTATTGTTAGGTGGTGGAGTAAAAGTTATGACAACTTCTGGCAGAGGGTTTAATCCCGAAGAAGTGGCGGAAAGAGCTTTAGACAAAATAATAGCTGTTGGTAGTGATTCACACCCTGCGGTTAGAGTACAAGCCGAAGCTTTTAAAAACGATATACGAAAAGTTTTGGTTCAATATATGAAAGAAATGGTCAGGAGCCACAATACAACCTTAGCTCATAGGTTTAAAGAGATGGGATATCCTGAATTAATTAAACTATTAAATGAATAGGAGTTAGAAATGGCAATCACGCAAGCAATGTGTACATCATTTAAAGCAGAAGTATTATTAGGGGTGCATAGTTTTAAGCCCACTGGACAAAGTGCTGCGAATACTTTTAAGTTAGCGTTGTATTCGGCGGCAGCTACTTTAAGTGCTGGAACTACATCTTTTACGACAAGCGGTGAATCTAACGGAACTACTTCTGGAGGTTCGGCTCTTTCAACTATAGGTGTAACCACCGGGACGTCCTCTGGATTTGTTGATTTTTCTGATTTAACATTTACCAGCGTTACTGTAAACGCAGCAGGTTGTATGATATATAACAGCACCCCTTCTACAAGTGATAATTCAGGTAGTGCGTTAACTAATCCTGCTGTATGTGTGCTTGATTTTGGTGGAACTAAAACATCAACTGCGGGAGATTTTAGTGTTATATTTCCTGCAAACACGAGCGCTGCTGCTATAATTAGAATAGCTTAAAAATATGTCAACCGCTTGGGGCCAGAATACTTGGAGTACCTCAGATTTTGGTTGGGGCGGCATTTTCATACAATCAGTAGATGTATTAGGCGTTCAGGCAACTAGTAATATTGGGTCTTCGGGGGTACAAGAAAGCGCATCTATAAGTGTATCCTCCAGATCACCAGCAGTTGGATGGGGTAGATCTACTTGGGGTGCTTCTGGGTGGAACCAGTCATCTCCTGATGGTGAGTCCATAGCTATGACAGGTAGTATTGGATCTACTTTTGCAAATGCGGAAGCTGTAGTAGATTCGGTATCAGGCGTTAGTGGTATTAAGTTTTTAGGCGACGAAGATTTAGTAACTAATAATAATTTAAGCGTTACTGGTTTTGGCGCAACAGCAAACATAGGCACCGCTGGTATTCAACAAAATGCTAGTTTTAATGCGTCGGGGCAAGTAGCAAACGCTAATTTAGGTTCTTCTACAGCTTTAGTATCGACCTCTGTAAATGCTACTGGAGTATTTGGTACAAGTTCTGAAGGAAACCTATCGGTAAGTGGTGCCGCATCTGTTACACTTTCACAAGTAAGTGGAGCAGTTAATGTTGGTATTGAACGGGCTGTACCTCAGATAAACATGGTAGTTACTGGGTTTGGAACAAGTGCTAACTTGGGGTTAGTATCTGTCGAGACTACTACTGGTGTACTTATAACAGGACTATCAGGTACCGTCAGATTGGGAAATACTTTGGTTTGGGGTGAAATTGATACTAATCAAACCCCTAATTGGGACACAATAAAAGAAGCAGCATAGGAGAAAAAAATGGCTTCCACATATTCAAATTTAAAAATTCAACTCATGGGCACTGGAGAAAACTCCGGCACTTGGGGCACTATTACAAACACAAACTTAGGCACTGCCATAGAAGAAGCTATTTGTGAATCTGCAGACGTTGCTTTTTCTCAAGATAGTCTCACGTTGTCATTATCAGATAGCAATGCTAGTCAACCAGCTAGGCACCTACGTTTAAATCTAACGGGTACTGGATCAGCAGGGATATCGTTAACTGTACCTGACATAGAAAAAAATTACATTATTAAGAACGGTTTAGCTACAGACGTTATAATCAAAAACTCTTCGGGGGGCACAACAACCTCTAAAGCCGGAAAGACCACATTAGTTTATAGCACAGGTTCTGCGGTAGTTGATGTGATAGATAGTTTATCGTCTTTACTTGTGACAGGAGATACAGACGTATCAAACCTTTCTGCTAATGGTACATTTGATGTGTCAGGCAACGCTTCTGTAGGAGGCACTTTTGTAGTAACTGGAGATACTGATGTCACTAATTTCTCCGCTAATGGCACATTAGATGTATCAGGTAATGGTTCTGTGGGGGGTACGTTTAACGTAGAAGGCGATTTAAAAAACACTTCTGGTAATTTAACAGTAGATCCTGCTACACAGATTGTAGAGGTTAAAGGCAACGGTTCAGATACAGAGGGGCAGATAAAATTAAACTGTCACGCTAATAGTCACGGACAAACTCTAAAAGCACAACCACATTCTCTTAATATAACTAATACTAATTTATTGCCAAAAGGTGGCGACTCCACTTTGGTTTCAGAAGCTGCAAGTGCAACTTTAACTAATAAGGTTTTTAACGCAAGTCTTAAAGAAAAAATATCTGTTTCAACGACTTCTGCAACAGGCGTAATTAACTTTAGTGTGTTAGAACAAAATGCAGAGTTAAGAACAAGTGACGCAGCAGCAAATTTTGAGTTAAACTTTAGAGGTAGTGCGGGAGCGACGTTTGCTTCAATTATGCCAACTGGAGAATCTGTTTCTTTAGCGTTTGAATCAAGTATGGGTGGCACAGCTTATTATTTAACAGCTATTAAAATAGATGGTGCTACGGCTTCACCTGTTCATTGGCAAGGAGGGACCACTGCGCCATCAGAAGGTAATGCAGATGGTATTGATAGCTATTTAATTAATATTACTAGAACAGCGAACGGGGGGAGCGGCACAGCTAATTATACTTGTTTAGCTTCTCAAACACAGTTCGGAAAGGTAGATTACTAATGCCAATTAAAAGCATAAAGAGTGGAATAAGCACTAGGCCTCTTGGTTTTGGTCTTGGGGCTGCTAAAACGGAAGAAACAGACGTTAATTTTAATGAAACTGTATTACTTCTTCATGCGGATGGTTCTGAAGGAGGTGGAAATACATCTGCACTAGGAAGCCCAAACTACAAAGCATTTAGAGATAACTCTACATCAGCTCATGCTATTACTGTACAGGGTGATGCTTATGGTAATGACTTTAGCCCATACTATTATGCTAATGGGTATTGGAGTAATTTATTTGATGGTACAAATGATCATGTAAAACCAACAAGCACAAGTAGCGATTTTAATTTAGGCACAGGGCAATTTACTTTTGAAGCTTTTATATACACATTCATCACAACGCAACAAACAGTTATGATTGCTTCAGGAGTTACAGATTTTAATATCTATATAAACGGTGGCAAGTTGTATATGTATTTTGGTAGCAATATTATTAATGGTGTAGGCACTATTAATGTTGGTCAATGGCATCATATCGTAGTACAAAGAGATGGCTCAAATTATTTAACTGCATATGTTGACGGCACAAGAGTATATTATACCACTCAAACAACCGACTACACAGCCAATACTATGATTACAATCGGAGAACATACTAATGGCACTAACGATTTTAATGGTTATATATCCAATGTTAGATTTGTAGCAAATACAGCAGTTTACTCAGGGGCATCTTTTACGGTGCCAACTACACCTTTAACTGCCATAACAAATACTAAATTATTAACTTGTCAATCTAATAGATTCATAGATAACTCAGCAAGCTCACATGCCTTAACAATAGGAGGAGATCCTGAAATATCTACCAACACACCCTTTACACAAAGTAAAACTGCAAATGTAGGTTCTGGGTTTTTTGATGGTACTGGGGATGAATTAGAAATTACAAATAGTTCTGATTTTGCTTTTGGAACAGGTGACTTTCAGATATCTTTATGGGTATATTTATTAGAAAATTCAGGAGGTCTAATAGGTTTAACTGGAGGCACTGCTACTGGATATTGGGCATTAACTGCTAATGGTGGAACTTTATATTTTCAAAAAGCACATAATACCACTGACGTTTTTTCTACTACCCTCCCTTCTTTACATGCTTGGCATTTCATAGAAGTAAGTAGAGTTTCTGGTACAACTAAAATGTTTATTGATGGAGCTCAAACTAATACCGCATCTGATACAACTGACTATAACCAAACAGGACAAACTTTAGATATTGGTGACCACGGAAATCACGGAGAGCCTAAAGGGTATATTGCAGATGTTCGCATTATAAAAGGAAGTGGAGTTACTTCAAGCACTCTTCCAACAACATCATTAACAGCAGTAACAAATACAAAACTACTTACATGCCAATACTCAGGAGCAGTTCGTAACGTAGGTTTTGTAGATGACTCTAAATATAATCACCCAATTACTCGTAATGGTGATGTAAGCTTAGGCACATTCAGCCCATTTAGTTTAGAAGATGGGTATTGGTCTTCATACCATATAAGTAATTCTGGCTATTATTTTCCACATAGTTCTGA